ACGCATACAAAAACAATTCAGAAATTTACGTTCAAGCCGGATGTCGATCTGGAACAGGCCGAGGGAACACTGCTGTTGTCGATTATCGCCGCTGAAGCCCTGCACGGTCAGGCGGCGGTTCGATTGGAAGCTCGCTACCTCTTCTCAAATGAGAAACGAGCCTGCGTAATCGAATGTCGCGGCAAGGTCAGTGATGACATTATCAAGATTTTCACCGGCTTTCTGATCCACGAGTTCGGCGAGGATGCCTTCAAGGTCGTCCGCGAGACGCATATCGAAAACCCAGCCAGTGATTCGTGTTCATGCGATGGCAAATGCGATCCGTGTGTTTGTGCTGAACACGATAAATCAAAGGGGGTGGCGTGATGGCTAAGTCTCGTCGAACCGACCCGATCACTTCCCGCCAAGCCGCCAGCGAAGCTGAATCCTCAGGCCGGGCGGCGTCTCAACGGGCGATCTGTCTGGCTCGGGTGAACTCTCATCCGGGTCAGACCGCCGCTGAAATCGGTCTCGCTTGCGGGCTTGAGCGACATGTTCCATCACGCAGACTTCCCGAACTCCGCGATCAGGGAATGATCGTCAATGGTGAAAGTCGAATCTGCGAAGCGACCGGCAGACTGAGTATGACATGGCATCCGGCCAAAGGAGGTCGGTAATCATGCAAAGACCCGGTTGGCTGATCGAAGAATCGGCGGACGTCTATCACGCAAAATCGCGTGAAAACTTATCGAGCCATCAACTCGGCGATTTCCGCAAGTGCCCCTATCTCTATTGGAAAAAGCACAGCGGTTTGATTGCGGACAAGGACTCGCCAGCCTATGCGTTTGGACGGGCTGCGCACACTTTGGTTTTGGAAGGCCGCGAGACGTTCGAGAATGAATACGCCGTCGGTGGGCCAACGAATCCCAAGACGGGTAAACCGTTCGGTTCGTCCACCAAGGCGTATGCGTCATGGCTTGCAGAAAGTGGCAAAACATCCGCCGTCACCAACGATGACGCTATTACTTTGGAACTGATGGAGCGGTCGGTTCTGGTTCATCCCGAAGCGCCCGCACTCATCACAGACGGATTCGCCGAAGGCGTTGTTCGCACCGATTACTGCGGCCTGCCGTGTCAGATTCGCGTGGATTACTACCAGTCTGAGCGTGGACTGGTTGACCTCAAAACCTGCGATGACCTGACTTGGTTTGAATCCGACGCTCGACGGTTTGGTTATCTGCATCAGGTCGCGTTCTATCGCTCGGTTCTTCGGCAGGCGACAGGCATTGATGCCGCCGTCCACATCATCGCTATCGAGAAAAAAGAACCGTTCCGCTGCGGCGTTTGGCGAATATCTCCGGAAGCTCTCGATTTCGCTCAAACCGAAAATGAGTCAGCTATACAGCGGCTCAAGGTCTGCATGGAAACCCAAGTCTGGCCGACCGGCTACGAATCAATCCGAATCTACGACACCGTTTAACCCTTATTGGAGATCATAAAAATGACATTGCTGAACAACATTATTACCGATCCCGCTCCGTCGGCACCGAAAGGCATCATCTACGGGCCGCCGGGTGTGGGCAAGACCACCTTTGGCGCGTCGGCGACAAACTCGCTGATCATCGATTGCGAAAATGGAGCGGGCGCGATTGTCTGCCAGCGAACACCGTATCTGGCGACCTGGCCGGAAATCCATCAGTGGCTTATCGCTATCGAAACCGAAGATCACCCGTACCAGGCTATCGCGATTGATTCGGTTGATTGGCTTTTGCGACGCATCGAGGAACACGTCTCCGGTTGCTCGGGCGGCAAGACCGACTCAACTCTCAACCGTTCCCATGGTGGATATGGCAACGGCAAGCAGGTTTTGAAGAACTATGTCTATCAGATTCTGCTTCCACTTCTGGATCGCATCGTCGCTCGCGGCATCGCCGTGCTTCTGCTGGCTCATACCAAACGCACCGAGATTACCGACATCGACGGTATCACGGTCGAAAAGACCACGCCGGAACTGCCGGAGGGCTATCTCAATGTGATGGTCGAATGGTCGGACTTCGTCTGCCTTGCCCGCATGGACGGAGAGGGTAATCGAACGCTCACGACCCGTGAGACCCCGCGAGCCTTGGCAAAAAATCGTTATCACCTGCCTGAATCGCTTCCCTTCGATTGGACATCTTTCGCCGGGGCGATTGGAGAGGGACTCAAACACACTTTTTCACAAACCAAGACTAACCCCAATAACAAGGAGCAATAACCATGGCATACCTGAACAATTTTGACGCGAACACTGTCGATCCCGCCAGCAGTTTTGATCCGATCCCTGCTGGCAAATACATCGCCGCGATTACCGAATCGGAAATGAAGCCGACCAAGAACGGAAACGGACATTACCTCGAACTGACCTTCGATATTCTCGACGGTCAGTATAAAGGTCGAAAAGTCTGGGCGAGATTGAATCTCGACAACCCCAACGCCACAGCGGTGCAGATTGCTCGCGGTGAACTTTCGGCCATCTGTCGAGCGGTCGGTGTAATGCAGCCGCAGGATTCTATCGAGCTGCACAACCTGCCGCTCTCGATCAAGGTTACCTGCAAAAAACGCGACGACACCGGCGAGATTACCAACGAGATTAAAGGTTATGAGAAGAAGGAAGCGGCGTTGCAAAATTCAGCTGCGGCCACACGCGCTACGACTCCGGCAGCGCAATCAACCAACGCCACGCCTCCGTGGCAACGCTGATCATCGCTGAAAACTTCTTCTAACCAAGGGCGGGCGTCTGGGTGTTTTCCACTTGGAACGCTCAGCGTCCGCCCGCTCTTTTGAGGTAATCTCCATGGACAGACTACTCATAGAACTACCGTGGCCGCCGAGCGTGAATCATTATTACCGCCGGGTTGGCCACCGCACACTGATCAGCCGCGAAGGTCGAAAATACCGCGCCGAGATTTGCGCGATCCTCCGCGATCTGCATTTCCGTCCGCTTGATGGCGAACTGGCGATGACAGTGGACGCATACCCGCCGGACAAACGCAGACGCGATCTCGACAACATTCAGAAAAGTTTGTGGGACGCGCTACAGCACGGCGGCGCGTACCGCGACGACTCGCAAATCAAAGACTTTGAGTGTCACATGCGCGAGCCTGATAGACCCAACGGTAAGGTGATCGTGAGGTTGCGGAAGAGATGATTTGCCTGCGACCTTACCAACAAGAAGCTGTTGACGCTGTTTATCGGCATCTGCGGCAGCGTGATGACAACCCGTGTATCGTCTTGCCGACCGGAACGGGTAAAGCCCATTGTCTGGCTCAAATCGCGACAGATGCCGTGGAGCGATGGTCTGGCAGAGTCCTCATTCTCGCCCATGTCAAAGAGCTACTCCAGCAGAACGCCGAGAAAGTATCGCTTCACGCCCCGGAACTGGATGTGGGGATTTACTCGGCTGGTTTGAATCGGCGCGATACCGACCACGCTGTCATCGTCGCGGGGATTCAGAGCGTCTACAAAAAAGCCTGTGAGCTTGGCAAATTTGACTTGGTGATCGTGGACGAGGCGCACCTTATTCCGCCGGATGGCGAAGGAATGTATCGCCAGTTCTTGAGTGAAGCGATGGTCGTCAATCCGCACCTGCGTGTCATTGGTCTGACCGCAACACCGTACCGGCTCAAGGGTGGCGAAATCTGCCAGCCGGAGAATATTCTCAATCATGTCTGCTACGAGGCGGGCATTAAAGAGATGATCGTTCAGGGGTATCTCTGCAAGCTAAAGAGTCGTGGTGGGCGAGCAAAAGCGAATCTCGACGGTCTGCATATTCGAGGCGGTGAGTTTATCGCGTCTGAAATGGAAGCGGCGATGGATACGCAGTCGCTGGTTTCATCTGCGTGCGCAGAAATTGTCGAACTCACACGTAACCGCAACAGTGTGTTGATCTTTACCACCAGCGTCGAGCATTGTCAGCATGTCGCGGCGGAAATCTCCCGGCGAAGCGGCACCGAATGCGGAATCGTTACAGGCGACACGCCTGCGGGCCAGCGGGCGGAGTTGCTGGCCCGGTTCAAAGGCGAACAAGTCAAAGATGGGCTATTTGGCGATGTCAAACCACCCTTGAAATATCTCGCCAACGTCAATGTGCTAACCACCGGGTTCGACGCGACCAATGTGGATTGCGTGGTTCTTCTCAGGCCAACGGCATCGGTTGGACTGTATGTCCAGATGGTCGGTCGAGGTACGCGCCTGCATCCGGGCAAGGACGATTGTCTGATTCTCGACTATGGCGGCAATGTTCTGCGTCACGGGCCTGTCGATGCGGTCGTGGTTACCGATAAAACGCCCGGTAACGGTGACGCACCCGCCAAGGAGTGTCCGAACTGTCATGCACTGATCCACGCCGCCTATCGGAATTGCCCGGAATGTAATCACGAATTTCCTCCGCCGCAAACCGAGCTGGAATCAACCGCAAGCGGCGAAGGCATTCTCTCTGGCGAGATAACCGACACGGACTATGACGTGACGGATGTAGCCTTCAGCGTTCACACCAAGCGGGGAGCGGATGAGACTGCCCCAAAAACGATGCGGATTGAATATCAGGTCGGTTGGAACCAGTGGATCAGCGAATGGGTGTGCCCCGAACACACCGGCTGGGCAAGACAGAAATTCGAGAAATGGTGGCATGAACGGTCTATGTATCCGCCACCGAAGAACGCTCATGAAGCGGTAGTCCTGGCTGAAGATGGGGCGCTAGCGAAAACAAAATCAATCACTGTCCGCAGTGTGTCAGATGAAAAATTCGACCGGGTGATCCGCTACGAGGTCGGCGACAAACCAGAGTATTACCCCGAGCCGGGTTGGAATGATAGTGATGGCGAACCAAACGATTATGCCAATGTACCAGCGGGCAATGATTGGTTTGATGACGATGAAATCCCGTTTTAGTGAGGCGAATATTGGCTAAAGAAACAACAACTATAACCGCCTTGCGGACGCATTTTGATGCGGGTGATGTGTTCGAGATTCGCATTCTCGATGCGGTGCTTCCCAACTCCAACTGGCAGCACACCGAGAGTGGATACTACGATTACGATCATATCGACGACGTTCCCAATCTGCTGGCGAACTTCAAAACCTACGGCGGTGTGTACGTTACACTGAACCCGGTTAATCCCGATTTGCTGGCGCGTGCGAACAACCGCTTCAAAAAGGCGAAGAGTCGTGAAACCACCAGCGACAAGGATATTCTGCGTCGCCGGTGGATGCTCATCGACGTTGATCCGGTGCGGCCTGCGGGCATCAGTGCGACCGACAGCGAAAAATCACTGGCGTTCGATAAGGCGATGGAAATTAAATCCGGCCTCGCGTCGATGGAATGGCCAGAGCCGATGGTGGTTGATTCTGGAAATGGCACGCAGTTGCTTTATCGGATCGACCTGCCCACTGATGACGGCGGCCTGATTCAACAATGCTTACAAGCTCTCTCTCCGTGTTCGACAAATGATGTGCATGTGGATTTGAGCGTTCACAACCCGGCCCGTATTTGTCGTTTGCCGGGAACGTGGAACCGCAAAGGCGACTCGACCGAAACCAGACCGCACCGGGTAGCGGAGATTCTCGCCAAGCCCGATGCAACACAGATTGTCCCAACAGATTTGCTGCGTAAACTGGTGGGAAACTCGGTTATTCAG